AATTGGCTTCCGCAGAATCAAACCTGCTGCCGCTCGAATCAAACGTTGGGTATATGGCGTAAATACAGCACGATTTACACGCGCTAGATACGCGGAATAGTCTTCGCGAGGCTCTAACGGTAAAAATGCTTCGCTGTTATCACGTAAATACTCAGTGCCAGACACCACGGCTTTCATGATTTCCCAGCCTTTCATCTGGTCAATCACTGCCCGTGTTCGGACAAATGGACTGTCAACACTCCCCATGTAGGAGCTGCTGACCAAATGGGTCCGAACGAGCCCTGGGACGGAGTAAGTCATGTCATTATTTTAACCATTGATTAGTTGTTGCAACCCCATCTCCTTCGAGCAGCTTTGCCTCGTTCTCCAGTCCAACTCTTGCTGCGAGCACAAAAAGACTTCTTACGCGCTGCTTCTTTCTTGGTTTTAGGCTTGCCAGTGACAGGTGCTTTTAGATTTGAGCCGGTTTCTTTATTATATTTAGCCCTGCCTTTTGCAGTCAGTCCTGCACCTTTACTTGCTGGGAGTTTTTCACCACGGCCAACGCTAAGATTTGGCCCTTTTTTACGCTTTTTCTTTTCAGCCATTTTTCTTTTTGGCAGATTTACGGCGTTTATGCTGATAGCTTATCTTCTTTGCGCCGGTTTTTTCACGCTTAAACCGGGCTTTTTCTGCAGCCGTCATCTCTCCTGTTGTCTTAGGCGTCTTGGCGGATACCCGCTTTGATGGTCGGCACGCTGGATATGCTCTGTCTTCCCCTTTGGAGCGGCCACAAGGCTTCCCGGTCTTTACATCGACCCATTTCTCGTCAAACCAGCGGCTAAGCCCGCCCTTAGCCTTGCTGGTCTTACTTGGTTTTTTTGGCTTTTTTCGTTCCGCCATCACTCACTTTTCGGTAGGTGCCGCCACGCTTCTTATATTCCCGCACCAGCCACGCATTGGCATAGGCGCTGGGGTATACAGCGAATTTACGCTTGGCAGCCGCTTTGACACGGCTATAAAGCGCCTTATTTGTGGGCTCGTTTCTACTCGCCACAGGTGCAACGCATTTTTTTAGAGCCCTTCTTCGTGCCCTTTTTCTTCTTGGCGGGGGGACGACCCTTCTTTGTGCCGTAGGTTCCGGGGCCTTGGGGCATGACAGATGGGAGGTAGGGTTGTTTCAGTCTAACGCTTACTTTTTCTTCTTACTGGTGGCCTTCTTCTTGCCCTTACGAACAGCCTTCATATAACCCTCGCATCGCTTCATCCCGGCGCTTTTCTTGTCAGCCATCTCGATAAGCAATAACTAATGACCTAGTCTAGGCTTTCGTGCCAATCAATAGCTACTTTGAAGTGCCCCAAATGCGGATCGTTTCGCGTGCATGTCGTTACGACTAAGAAAACTGTTGAAGGGCCTTATGAAACCGTGCGTCGTAGGCATTGCACCAGCTGTGATTTTCGCTGGTACACCGCACAAGCACCAGAAATAAATATTGGTGCTTATTTGCACTGGGAGGGAGATATGGTTCGAGTACCTTTAACGGCAAGCCGTTTCTCTAATACAACCGATAAGACGTGCTGCCCATCGTCTCCGGTTTTGCCAAATTGAACTGTTGTAAAACTAAATAACCGAATGCATCAAATGCGTGGTCTACCCCAAGGTTCTTGTTGGGTAGGCCCGTTCCAGGGGCGTATGTGAGTGTTCTTAGGGACTTGATTAAGTGTTTGCAGCGAGGGTGAATTACTGTTCTTTGCGCTCCAGATGCGTCCATTAATGCTGTGTTTACAGCTGTAATTTTGTCGCGGATTTTCCAAGGGGCTCTTGGTGTTTGGACGGTAAAGCCGCTGCGGCGCAGGATTGCGTGGTCTGTTACGCCTACTCCGCTGGTTTTTCGTGCGCCACCTGTTGGGTCTGGGCACGCAATTATGCGACGGTCCACGCCATAGCGGCGGGTTACTTCTTCGGCAAAGTCCCAGGTAGTTGCGCCGCCCGTGAGCATGATTTCGTCGAAGACGTATAGGGTCTCGCCGTCTTTTACGGCGCAGATGCCGGACATTGGGTCCACGTTGAAGTCAACGCCCAGAAGGATTGGTTGGATTGATATGTCTCTTGCGTCTGTGGATATGTTTTCGTCGGAGAAACTGACGGCTACAAGTCCGCTGAGGTTTTCAAAAGACGCTTCAAATTCTTGGCGGAATGTGCGTGGGTCTAATTGGGCGCGGGCTGCTTCTATTTCATCGGCTGGAACGTTGCCCCCTTCGATGGTCGTGTAGCACCAGCGCTGCCATTCTTTGGTTGGGTCGTCGTCGCAATAGCACCACAGGTCGTAAAACCAGCTGGCCGTCCCATCCGGGGTTGAAATGAATAGTGCCCAGCCCTGTTTGTCCGCTAGAGCGGGGCGAATGACCTCGAACCACACCTCCGCGTCCATAAATGCGGCTTCATCTAGGACTACTCCTGATAAAGAGCGGCCACGAAGCGCCATTGCGTTTTCTGTCCCCTTTAACTCAATGGTGGAGCCATTTACTAACTCCAATTTGAGGTCAGTTTCGTTTTTACTCTTTATCCAAGCCTTAGGAACAAGCTTTTTAAGCACTTTCCAGGCAATATCCTTTGCCATTCGGTACGTGGGGGCGCAGTAAAAGAAAGTTTCGCCGGGTTTATTGATCGCCCCACGCAAAAGTTCGACGCAGGAAAGGTAAGACTTACCGAAACGGCGGCCTGCAACGAGGACACGGAATCTGCGGTCGCTAGTAAACACCTGGCCTTGGGCCCAGCGAAGACTAAGTGGGGTTGCGTTTTGAATAGCCATGAGTATTACATTAGCTGCTTTTTCAACCCCTACCCCCCGGGGGTGTGCTACAGTGCAAATAATCTGGTATGTATCAGCAGGTTCCCGGGTACTCTCTTACAGCTTGCAGACACCGCAACCCTACCCCCGTGCCAGTGGGTGCAGCTGGCACACAGCCCAGATTTTGTGGGAAAAACTCCCAAAAACCAAAAGTTCGCCAGCGTGTGACAGCTCACAAAGTAGCACACTACAGCTAGGCAGCAGCAGCCCGGCGGGTTAGCATACAGAGAGCAGCCCAAGAGCTGCCAAAATCTACCCACCCAAGGTGATGACCTCTAAGTTTCTTTTGTTCTACTTAATTTCGCTGTTGGTTTCTGTTGTTTTTGCTGGTAACTTTCTCAACCAGCAAGAAGAATTAGCTTACTCAAAGTGCATGAGCAAGAACTCAAACAACAACTACTGCAAAGTGTTAGTTTGGGGGCGCTGAGTTACTAACAACAACCGCCTCCGCAGAGTTAACCACACTTTGCGGGGGTATTTTTGTGTCTGTTTTATTCCTGCCCTTTGTTCTCGATGGTGATATCTAGCGTGGGAACTTGCAGCGCTAATTGTTCTGGAGCTGCCTCACCTATGACTCGTCCCATGTCACCCAGCAGCGTCGCCACGGTTTGGTAGTGGCCGCGCTTGAGCGCCCGCTGCACCGTCGCTAGGCGCAAAGCTTGGAGTTGGTTCAGTAATTCTTCCCTTGTGCCCTGTTGTTCCTCCTTCAGCAGCTCCATCGCTCGGCGGTAGTCTTCGTGTCCTGTGCGTACGGAGGTATTGAAGCGAGACGCCAATTTTTCGCAGATCTGTATTCTCGTTCCGCCTTCCAAAATGTAGGAGTAAGCAGCCTGTGCCCTTTCCTCTACGCGATGCGCTGCACCCTTGCCTTTGCGCCAGCGCTTAGCCTCGTCATCCGCAACGCTCGTCTTTTTTGGCTCGGCAGTTTCTGACATTCCAAACGCCTAAGAGATTCTCCAAAGTATAACGAAAGAGCGGCGATTAAACCGCTCTACGTTTAGATCAAACGGCCACCATCCCAACGAACCAGGAAAGAGCTTCGCGCTCGTGATCGGAAAGTGAGAGACGCCCGCAATCGCTCGGGCCCCAGCTGTACTGAAGGCTGATCGAATCAGCAGATGGGACACCATGCTGCCCGAAGTCTCCATCAATCCAGCAGCTAGGACCACCGACACACAACCAAATCTCGAAGCTATCGGGATCTGTGGGAGTCGTTCCAGCGGTCCAGCGGGCGCGGTATTCGATGCTGAGCGGCAGCTCATACGCTGCCTGGCTGACGTGATCGTGCAGCTCGTAAGGCTCCGACATTTCTGCCGGGTTCCAGTCGTTATCGCTGAGAACTTCGCGGGCCTCAAAGCTGAGGGTGCTGAGTTCCATGGGAGTCGATTGGGCCACGCGGTCCAGGTCATAGAGACCAAAGATGCGAGCCAGTGCAGCGGTGGCGTTTTGCTCTGCGGGTGTTGTCGTTGTGGTCATGGGTGAACCTTTGGGGTTGCCTACTATGCTACATTAACACAGTCCAAGCGTTTCGCAACGATGGGCCACCCAACGATCCACCCAAAATCATGGGATAAAGAATGAAACGAACAACCGAGCAAAAAGAGCTACAGCACGAAGAAGCGAAGCGGCTTCTCGATATGGGCTTGAAAAGCGCCGACGTCGCTGCCACGCTCCAGCGTGAATACGGCACCAGTCGGGCAACGGCTTACCGAGACGTGGACGCCGCAGACCTTCAACGCTACGCAGAAGATGCGGGCATTCAATGCGAACCCGTTCCAGGAATTAGCTACGAAGACCGCGACGCTCTCATGAGAATGACACGCCAGCTCTTAATCACGGCCTATAAGGCGGGCAACGTCCAAGACTATGCACGTTTAGTCCGTGAATACGAAAGACTCGCCCGAATGGGTGGGTTGTCTCAAACAGTCTGAGATTTTTGTCTCACATCCACGTACCAGCATGAAACTCACCGACAACGAACTCGCTCTTTTAGCTGACTCTATTTTCTGGGAAATGACATTCTTGGAAAAGAAGGGATGGCATACGTCCCAGCGAGCAATCATCCTCACAGATTTACAAGACCGAATCCACGCTTATTTGGACAGCAAAAAATGAAACTCGCTGAAATCAAAACAGCTGTACTAGCTGGTAAAACGGTCCACTGGGTATCCGATGCCTACGTTGTTATCTACGCTCCACGGATAGAGGAGTTTCTGATCAAGTGCCTGCTTAATGACCACTGCATTGGGCTGACTTGGAAAGATGGCGTGACCATGAATGGCAAGCCGAGCCAGTTCTTCATACCGTTCCAGAAAGGGTCGAAGCCTGTCACAACACGCTCCAGGGCTAAGCAACGGGGAACGTTTATCCAATGCCCTAAATGTGGGCATATAGGTTGTATCTACCACTTTTCGTGGTCTGCTCTGACGTGCCAGGGATGCAGGCAAATGGTCAATAAGTACGACTGGCAGCAGGAAGCGTAGAAATCGTTCCAGTCCTAAGCAAAAGGCCAAGTTATTAGTAGGTCGGCAGCGTAAACGTCCTCATCGTTTATATCGATGGGGCGTTCTGCCACGTAGGCGTTGAACAGCTGCTTCAAACGTTCCAGGGACATCCTTAATGCCCTGGCTTGTATAGCCACGTTCATCTGTCCCGTATAGAG